ATTGAATGGAATGTTCTGTGGCAAGCAAGAAATGAAACACTTGATCCTCGTCTTGCTCCACGAAGAAAAATCAACAAAGAAAAGTTTACTTATTTTGTGAGAACAGGTAGAATAGAAAATCTAGATTGGATGCATCCAATGGAAAAAGAAAAAGTCGGGCTGGAGGCTATATGGTGAGAGTGATCGCAATGGGTGGTGAGCCAGCAACTGGCAAAACTACATTAATGTTTAAACTGATTGCATTGGCTAATGATTGGGTCGTAGCGAAACCAGAAAAACTTTTGGACGCCATGTATTCCAAGCAATTGAATTTATATATTCTTGGTAAATATGTAGATGATGGTAATGTGTTTCAGGGAACAGATCGTCTAAGTATGGCTGTCCAGCCCGACGCTGAAAGGTTCTTTAGTAATCTTGCATACGAGTCGAATGCAGATGAACACAGTGTGAATGTTATTTTCGAAGGTGATCGTCTGTTCAATGGCAAGATGCTTGATCGCTTGTCTGATCTTTTCCCAAATGACTTCAAAGTGCTGATTCTTACAGTAAAGGATAGCACATTGGATCAGCGTCATATTGATCGTAAAGATGATCAAGATGATAAATTCAAAACCTCGCGCGCGACGAAAATCTCTAACATCATGGGGTCCCTAACTCTCATGGACTATATAGAGACAATGGTCAACGAAAATCTAGATGACCAGTCTAAGATTATTGAAAATATTAAGACATTTTATAACTGGAGTGAATAATTATGCAATTGGAAGTTAAAGTAGAAGAATTACGAAAGAATAAACTTTTCGTAGCCACCCCAATGTATGGTGGCATGGCACATGGAATGTACCTCAAGTCTTGTCTTGATTTGCAGGGACTTTGTTCGCAGTATGGCATTGAAGTTCGTTTCTCGTTTATCTTCAATGAATCTCTCATTACTCGCGCTCGAAACTATCTTGTTGATGAGTTCCTTCGCGCAGAAGGCTTTACTCATTTCCTCTTTATCGACGCAGACATCCATTTCGATCCACGTGATGTGATTGCACTTCTTGCGCTTGATAAAGAAATCATCGGTGGTCCATATCCAAAGAAATCAATCAAGTGGGGAACAATTAAGGAAGCCGTCAAGCGTCATCCAGACATTGAACCGCTTGAGATGGAAAAACTTGCTGGTGATTTCGTGTTCAATCCAGCACCAGGCACCACCAAGTTCAGTGTTGCAGAACCAATTGAGGTTCTTGAAATCGGCACTGGTTTCATGATGGTCAAGCGTGAAGTGTTTGGTAAGTTCAAGGAAAAATATCCAGAACTTCGCTACAAGCCAGATCATGTTGGTCAAGCCAACTTTGATGGCTCACGTTACATTCATGCATACTTCGATACAGTGATTGATCACGGCAAGAGCGATCGTTATCTCTCTGAAGATTACATGTTCTGTCAGTGGTGGAGAAACATGGGTGGACAAATCTGGTTGTGCCCATGGATGAAGACTCATCACATTGGTACATATGCATTCACTGGTGATATGCCAGCAATTGCAAACTACGTCGGCACTCTCTAATATTGTATGATCGTAGGTCTTGTAGGCTTTATCGGAGCAGGTAAAGGAACAGTTGCAGATCTCTTAGTGGAGCGTCATGGCTTTTTCAAAGAGAGTTATGCAAATAGTTTGAAGGATGCATGCTCAATCATTTTTGGTTGGGATCGTCAGATGCTTGAAGGTAATACACCTGAATCAAGAGCATGGCGTGAACAGAAAGATGAGTGGTGGTCGAATAAACTCGGCAAAGAATTTTCACCAAGATTAGCACTCCAGCTAATGGGCACAGAGGCAGGGCGGGATGTTTTTCACCCTGACCTCTGGGTCCACACTGTGATGCGTCGTTGTGAAAAAGCACCATGGAATAACTATGTAATTGCAGATGTTCGTTTCCCAAACGAGATCAATGCAATTGTAGAATCTGGTGGCAAAGTTGTTCGCGTTCGTCGCGGTGAAGATCCAGAGTGGTATGCGCTTGCTCGCGAATGTAATCTATACGGCAAACAAGAAATAATGCGTAATGCTTATCCAGAAGTCCACTTCAGTGAATGGGCTTGGATTGCATCACCATATGATATTGTGATGGATAATAATTGTTCGTTGGATGAGTTGACTGTAAGGGTTGACAAGTTGGTTGATTCGTTATATAATAATCGTGTTGAAGCAAATGAGGTCTAAATTATGAAACTTTCTGATGATACAGTGGCAGTACTCAAGAATTTCTCGGGTATCAATCAAAGCCTGCAATTCAAAGCAGGGAATACTCTGAGAACAATTTCTCCCCTAAAGACAATTTTTGTTGAAGCAACAATCAATGAGACATTCCCTCAAGAGTTTGCTCTCTATGATTTGAATAAGTTGCTTGCTACAATCTCTTTATACAAAGATGCAGATTTGTCTTTTGATACTGATAAGATCAGCATCAATACGAATAAGAAGTCTGGCTATATCAAGTATTGTTCACCAAAGGTCATTGTTGTTCCACCTGAGAAGCCAATTTCGCTCGGTGAGCCAGATTGTTCTTTCAGTCTCTCACAAGAAGATCTAGATTGGATGCGTAAGAGCGCAGGTATTTCTGGATCACCAAACTTTGTATTTGAGAGTGATGGAACTACAGTAAACTTTATCGCAACTGATGTCAAAGATGACTCAGCGGATCAATCAAAGATTGAAATTGGCACTGGTGATGGTAAAGTATTTCGTGTTGTAATGAAGGTTGAAAACTTCAAGTTGATGGATGGCTCTTATGATGTTTCTATCGCCAAGAAGGGTCTTGCGCGATTCACACATAAGAATGTTCCGATCAATTACTACATTGCAATCGAAGCCGCTAACTCTACGTTTGGAGAAGAATAATGGCACTTGATAAAGCAAAGGTTTTGGGATGCCTTCAAGAAATCTCAAACTCACTTACTCGTATCGAGGCTGAGCGAGATCTTATCAAAGAGATTCTTCAGAAGATGCAAGACGAATGCGAGATTCCAAAGAAGTTGAGCCGCAAACTGGCGCGTGTTTACCACAAGCGCAACTATGAGGAAGAAGTTGCAGAGCAGAGCGACTTCCAGACCATTTACGAAAACGTGGCTAAATAAACTAGATGGGACGCAATACTCTAATTTGACGGCACTATCCGCCAGACTGCTCGCCGTGGGAGTTCACCTTCCCCGTCCCATCTTCTCTTCGGAGTTATATTATGCAAAGACGTAATTTTTTCAAGTATCTTGGTCTTGCTGGTGGTGTAGCCACTGGCGGTGTTGTAGCGGCTGCTGCTGTTCTTCCTGATGCCGAGAAGTGTGAAGTAATAGAAGAAATCAAAGCCGCTAGTTACAATGGCAAGTTAACAATTGGCACTGAGTATGGTAAACTTGCACCATCAGACGGCACTATCAGTTGTGGTCCAAAATTTGTTCCAGGAACACAAAAGCATGTAACCGCAAGTATGACCGTCGGTCCTGATGGCGAGATGTACTTGCTTACAAACGGAAAATGGCGTAGAATAGTGACTGAATAATTTGTGATGGAGTTATATTATGAACGAAGCGTTGTGGGTCGAGAAGTATCGACCGAAAACTATTTCCGAGTGCATTCTTCCTGACGAATATAAGAGCACTTTTCAATCGTATGTAGATCGCAAGGAGATTCCCCATCTCCTTCTCTGCGGAACGGCTGGCGTTGGTAAGACTACGGTCGCCAAAGCCATGTGTGAAGAAATTGGCTGTGACTATCTTATGATCAACGGCTCTGATGAGTCGGGTATTGATACATTTCGAACAAAGATCAAGAACTATGCCAGTGCGATTTCGATGACTGGTGGTAAGAAAGTTATCATCATCGATGAGGCAGATTATCTGAACCCAAACTCAACTCAGCCAGCCATGCGTGCAGCCATGGAAGAGTTTGCACATAACTGCACCTTCATCATGACTTGTAACTTCAAGAATCGAATCATTGAACCGTTGCATAGTCGATGTGCGGTAATTGAATTCAAACTGCGCAAAGAAGAAAAGCCAAAGATGGCTGCGGCGTTTTTGAAGCGTGCTGCGGAGATTCTTACTGGCGAAAAAGTTCCGTTTGATAAAACAGTCCTTGTTGAAGTTGTGAAGAAACACTTCCCCGATTATCGTCGAGTTCTAAATGAACTTCAGCGGTATTCTGTCAGCGGCAAGATTGATGCTGGCATTCTAAGCAGTGTCAGTGAAGTTTCGATCAATGAATTGGTCAAGTCTTTGAAAGAACAAAACTTCTCAGCAATGCGCAAATGGGTTGCTGATTTTGGTGGCGATGATCCCGCAAAGATCTATCGTAAGATCTATGATAGTCTTTATGACATTATGGATAAGTCCACGATTCCGAATGCTGTTTTGATCCTTGCGAAGTATCAATATCAATCGGCTTTTGTTGCAGATCAGGAACTGAACCTCACCGCATGTCTAACTGAGATGATGGTGGAGTGTAAGTTCAATGGCTGATCTATTCAAAGAAGTTATCCCCTCGATTCTTCAAACGAAAGAATATGCTCTCCTGACAGAACAGGATGAGAAATCATATTCATCGTTTATGGTGAATCGTGCACTTTCGTTTCATCGCGACACTGTTCTTTTCGCCAATGAGATGAATAAGTATCCGAATCTCGATAATAAACTCAAATATGACTTTCTCCTAAATATAATAAGAGCCCAAAAGCGTCCATACTCAAAGTGGCACAAGAAGGCTAAAAGCGGTGATTTGGAAGTCGTAAAAGAATATTATGGCTACTCTGATGCGAAAGCGGAAGAAGCATTACACATTCTAACTGATGACCAGATCGACCTCATCAAAGAACAATTATATAAAGGTGATTGAAATGGTCGAGAAGTTAGTAGAAGTCACATTAGAAAAGCAAGACGACTTCCTCAAAGTTCGCGAGACGCTAACGCGCATCGGTGTCGCAGCAAAGAATGATAACATCCTTTATCAATCCTGCCACATTCTCCATAAACAAGGTAAATATTATATCGTTCATTTCAAGGAACTCTTTGAACTAGACGGTAAGCCATCAAACATGTCCGATAATGACATCCAGCGTCGCAATACAATTGCGAATCTAATGGCTGAATGGGGATTGGTAAAACTCGTTGATGCAGCAAAGACTAAAGATAACGTTGCTCCACTTTCTCAGATCAAAATCCTTCCGTTCAAGGATAAGAATGAGTGGCAACTAGTTTCAAAGTATACAATTGGGAAGAAAAAGAAAGAGGTATAATTTGTGATTACATTATGTGTGTATAGACTTCGTGATGATTTGGAAATGCCGACATATGGCACCTCACTATCTAACTGTTTTGATCTTTCGTTTCAGCCAACAATCGAAGTTGTAAATGGATACGATAGGTATAACAATCCTCTCGCTCAAAAGATAAATCATTTTGGGGAAATCATGATCGCTCCAGGCGATCGTATGCTCATTCCTACTGGATTGATCTTCAAGATTGAGCGATTGATCACAATTGAGAATTACTCAGATATCGCTAAAGATAATAATTATCCCCTAGCCAACTTTAGCATTCGCCTCCACCCTCGTTCTGGATTGTCTCTCAAGAGAGGTCTAGTTCTTGCCAACTCAGAAGGCATCGTGGATGTAGACTATCAAGAAGAAGTCTTTGTATTGCTGACAAATATTTCGTCAGTTGCACAGGTGATCAGAAAAGGCGAAAGAATCGCACAGGCTGAAGTTACCTGCAACGAAAAGATGCAATTTATGGTACTCGCCAAGCCACCAGAAAAACATTCTGAACGTTCTGGTGGATTTGGTTCAACTGGTGTATAAATAGAGATGGAATGCCCATTTGGGGTTCCATAACTATACTTGCTTACTAAAGGAGTAACAAAATGACTAATATCACATCACTCACGTCCATCCCATCATTCGATCGCCTTCTACCAACAGCACTTGGTTTCGAGAATGCGTTCGCGGCTCTGGACAATGCGGCTCATCTGCTTACAGCAACATCCAATGCTTTTCCACCTGTGAATGTCGTCAAGAAAGACGAATACAACTTTGTCGTGGAATTGGCAGTTGCTGGATATAAGCAAGATGAAATTGAAATCACTGCAGAGAAAAATTCTCTCAAAGTAACAGGCAAAAAGGTAGACGAAGACACTCGCGAATATCTTGTAAAGGGTATTGCTGGTCGTAAGTTTGCTCGTCAGTTTGTCTTGTCTGATACAGTAGTGGTTCGTGATGCAAACCTTGCTGATGGCATTCTTTCTATTGAATTAGAAAATGTCATTCCTGAAGAACAGAAGCCACGTAAGATTCAAATTAAGTAACCATTGAGATTATATTATGATTCGTGATGAACTATCGTGGGATGAATTGTTTGTCTTACAGGCTACTCTGATCGCTCAGAAAAGCAAGGACCCGTCGACAAAAGTCGGCTGCGTGATCGTCAATGATGACAA